AGGGCCTCGATGCAGAGTCTGCCCATGAGCGCGTCTTCATCAATGAATTCGGTAGAGTCCTCCTCGGGAACACCCGCACTTTTTTGCGTTTGGTGTTCCCTGACGGGGCCTTCAATACTGATTCCTTTGAATGATTTCATGCGTTTCTGAGCATACTCCCAAACCTTCCAATTGACTCCTTCGGGACGTTTTGACGGTAATTCCTCTCGCAGCTTGTACACAGCTGCTGCGAGTCTCAGATCTTTGCTCGACGGCTTGTAGATTCCCACCCAGGGTAATCCGAGTCCGCCGAGGTGTTCGGGGAGGAACCACGGGAGTAAGGTAAGACTCAACTTTTTCCAGTTTGAGTTGAGGTACAGTTTGAACACGCGTTCTCTGTCCTCTAATGGGCACTCGTTTACGAGTGTTTTTGCGTTGGACGCGATGGAATTCATATTCCCCCAGTCCGCCACTTTGGCAGCCTCCATTTTTCCGGAGGTGCTACGTCCCAATCCTACCAATAAACCCAAGTTTGTTCCTTTGACCAACTGCAGACCGGTGTATACCACCGGCTTCCGCCCCTTGACTTTTTGTCGGGGCTTACAGTAGTCAGATCCGTTCACAATCATCTGAGCAGAGTTCATATTGAGAAATGTGTTGCTATAGAAACATTTACCTAGGCTCGGTTCCATACCGATGAATCTTGCGAGTTTTTCCCACGCAGTTTTCGTTGCCAGGTTGGATCGCATTACGAGGTCGTCCCCGTTGCATGCGATTTGTGCAGTTTTAAGACTCAGAGAGCCGATTCGGTTAAGACCGATCTCTCGAGCAACGCGGCAGAGTGTGGCATTCACGATGCAGAGTACTGGAAACGACACGATTGATCCCATCATTTGGCCCCAAGTCTGTTTAGACAAGGTTCCGTCCTGTGGATTTTCGATCAAGTGTCCTGTCAGTGCCTCTGCAAGCAGTGTCGCCATCTCCTCTTTCGCGATGTACATCCCAATTGTTTCTGTTACTATGTCGCTCGCCCAGGGCGCCATGTTGTCGGTGGCAGCCTTGTAGTCCCCACTCAGGTACTTCTCGCCTTCTCGGAGAGATCCAATTTGCTCAGTGATATACTGAGCGGTGATCTCTTCGCCGATAAGGCGGAAGCATCCTGATTCGTGGTTCTTCAAGATCCTCCACATCCACTTTTGCAGCGGTTTTAATGCTGTATATGTGGCAACAGGTCCCTTGCTGATGATTCTCACCTTGAGAGCCTCAGCCAACGCAACAAGTGCAACTTTCTTCTCCTCACTGGTCGCCTCCTGCACCAGTCGATTATAGAGCTCCTGAAACCGTTCAACGACTTCGCTATCATCCACGATGCTTAGTCCGTCTCCTTTCTCTTCTTCGCTCCCTTCCATCTGCACAATCAACTTAGCTCCCGGGGATTTCAAGTCCTCCAGTAGTTTGGTTGTCATGATATGGC